AGTGTAGTTGCTGGAGAAAGATCTTTTTATGGTGTAGCCAGTCATATAACAACTTTCCAACCCATGCATGTGTGACCTGATGCCTTTAAATTTAACTCGATAATGTGCATTACCATACCAAGTGGATGTGGGTAATTTTGAGATTTTTGAGACATAAACTCCCCAATCAATCCTCATTTTTGACCTACCACTGATGAGTAATTGTTCTGCTTCAATTGACAATATTCCATCATTCCTAAAGACACTATCCCTTGATACTCTAATTGCTGTGTCTGTCACTTGATTGTATGATACCCCAAATTTGCTAGGTTCCAGCACATCTGGAGGTGACAAGAACATACTACCATAAACCTCGTGATCAAAATTCAAATCTTTTAAATCCTGAGAATCCTTAATGGGATTTGTGTTACTGAGATTCATTGCAAATTCAGAAATCTTATAAGTTGTTGAGAAGACAAATCCATCTTTAGCATTCATGCGCAACCAATTAATGAGGTCATGGCTCCTATCATGGATACCAGCAGGCGATTCTGTGTATAGGAGTTGTCTAACTGGCATAAGAGACTTGAGCCTGCTCACAGTATTTTCACTTTGCATCAATGCTTCATCTTCTTCCATTTCACCATAAGTCTCTTCAACTATGTATCTCAATGTCTTGTCTAGAGTTTTGTCATTTCTTGAGTAACGACTATAGAGTTCGGCTTTGATTTCATCAAAATTCACATAAAGTGCTTCATCATTGGTCGCATCAGGATATAAAGCGAGAAGACGTCTTCTAGTATTTTTATATCTTGATTTTTCTCTTTTGGATTCATCATAATCAAAGTCTGATCTATTTACACTCAAATTGCAAGACCACATATAATCAGACACTATTTTGCATCTATTGGACTCTTTTACAAGAAATTGTAGCAACCTCCCTATAGCAGGGGAGAAACTGTTGGCAATATTTATTGTTTGTAAAAATCTATCTCTCATCTCTTTCAGAGCCCCAGTGTCTTTTATAAAATTCCTTAGATCATTTAAAGATATTTTGGTTCCTTTCATGTTTTTTGGGAAGAATGAATTATCAGATACTTTCATGAATGCATGGTTTGGACTATGTGCAACATCTTTAAATTGATCAAAAACTGATCGTGATGTTGTCCCATGTTTCACTGGAATTTGTAAAGCCTCTGTTAAAGAACACAATATGGATCTTAGATTATATTTACTCCTAGTAGGTTTCCCATGATGATCCTTTATTATTTCACCTATTTCCATAGCTAATCTAGTGTCATAATTTCTTCTATTTAAAGCTCCAATCAATCCATTCACGGTTGGTGGTAATCTTGCATTTAAACCTACTCTCAAACCCTCCAACGTTTCTACAGTATGTGTGTGTTCAGTGATTATTATTTCCTCAGATTCATGTTCTTTTCTAGTTTGATCGTATCTAGAAGATGTCAGAGAAGACTCCAAAAGAAAACGAATATAATTTAAGGATTCCACTACATTCAGCGAATTCGCTCTTATTGATGATATTCTAGTCCCAATAGGGCTTATGATAGCAGTGACTGGGTCTATGACTGGTATGCCTAGTAATTCAGGAGGGAGTTCCCAGATAAACTTCTCAGTCTCCACGTTTTCTGGGAAAGAATAACATGACCATAGTCTGTAAGCATCCAGAACAAATGTCATTAGAGTTAGACCTAGTATTGAGCAAAGATAATAGCTTCCACCTCTTCTGTAAAGATCATTGCATTTGCTGACACATGACAAGAGATCCTCACCAATATTACCAGAAGTTTGTAATGAAGAGTAAGCAATGCCAAATTTCCAGACTGAAACAATGGGTTCTCCATTCAATATGAAAAAACCATTCATCTCATTCCCTTGTGAGGAGGCTGTGAATTTTCCCAAATTCTCTATCAAACCACCTAAATAATTGAATCTACTTATAAAGTTTTTTATCCCATTATGCACCCTTTTTGAATCAGATTTGGGATAAACAATACAAGTCAAACTGTCATCACTCGTCACAAATGTCCTCCATTTCCACTTTAGATTGTTCTGTATGAAATCTGATGCAAGTCTAGATAATGCTGCATGTTGAATACTACTGATGATGCCCCCAATCCCTTGTCCTGCCATCCCCTCTACTGGCTCAGCATAAAATGATCCTGCAGGACCATAATCATTGCCTGAATAATATTGAGTCAAGATTTCATTCATCACCTCGGATGTAAAGCCATGCTCATATACACATTGATCTTTGGTACGATGAGCTTGCTTCACTCTAGACAATTGTTTGTTTACTGCATCTACATCAATTTTTCTTATGTCTAAGGATTGCTTAAGAATTTCATGGGGATATGCCACTTTTCTTCTTGATGATTTGAACAAAGCATAGGAAAAGTTATTGTATGTTTCTAAATCCTTAGATATCATCAAGCCCGTAAGAAGCATACTGGAATTCTTCCTATTAGGTCCAAATCTACTCTTATCTTGATTGACATATATGACCTCACTTGTATCCTTAGAGGTTATTTCTTTTTCAAAGTTCATTACATTTTTATAGATGACCTCTTCTTTTGATGAATGAGTTATGAGGTCTTCTGGAATCTGTTCACTGAATTTTGATGCTACTATTTCATTCATCAAGCTCAACACACCAAATTCTATATTAAGAGTGCTTATTTCTCGAGATTTACCAGGTGCATCCTTTTCTGAGAATTGACAGATCATGTCTGATTGCCTCAAATAACTTGAACTTAAAACCTTCCTACTAAGAGTTAACATGTCAAAGTTCTTTGCCTCATTGACATTTTCTGCTATAGTATTCGCATCATTTATATCAGGATTCTCACTTTCAAGTCGTTGCAACATAACACAAACAGCCGTGACCTTCCTCTTAGCAACATTCTCCCCTATTTTATTGAGACTTAAAGATGTAGTAGAACCTTTTATGGTTAACAACTCATTAATTGATTTCCCACTCAAAACTTCTTTAGATGAAACTGTCTGAAAGTCCAATCTTAGTTGAAGCAGGGCCCAAAATTCAAACCAGAAGTTACTAGTTAGAGGGATTACCTTATCATAAAACAACACTCTATTAGTGAACAGACGCAACACCTCTGCATTC